CATGTAGTTCACGAAGTTTGGTTTATAAGAAAGGTGTGTAGCAATCTTTAAAAAACATTCACCAATGTAATTAGGAATTCTTGGTTTAGGTTTATCCTGTAATTTTGCTCTCTCAACTTTAGTTTTATAATCAATGAGTGCTTCTAAGAATTCTTTATTATTTACATAATATTCTTTGTTTTTTGTTTTTGACATATTCCATTGGATGTTTTCTGGGCGTGTCTGAATCATAACAGATGCTGGGGATCCTGTCAAGGGGCTTGACAAACCTCAGAAACTCACCTAGAATAAGCTTGTCGGGAAAAGATAAGAGTATAGCTTATAGCTTGTTATGACTTTTTAAAGATCTCTTCTAGTTTCTTTTTAGTATCTTCTACTGAACCTAGATAACCTTTTTCCGATAGATCATTAATATTTTGTCTTGCTTTAGAATCAGAATATTTTCCCATATCAATTTTCTCTTCACTATGTTCTTTGGGATGCTTTGATTTTTCCTCTATAATATTTAAATAGAATTTTTTAATGTTATCGTCAAGTTCTGATAGAGTAATTACTTGACTCATTCTAATAATAAAGATATCTTCATAGGTGGCATGAATCCATTCACGCAAGACAAATCCTTCTATGTTTTGTTTTCCTTTCTTTTGATTCATTGGTTCCACAACCATGGGATTCTCAACTAAAATAGAATCCTCATCGGGAAGATAACAAATTTTTGCTACTAGTTCTTCACCTGAACTCAACTTGATTGTGGAATAAAATTCTTCTTCCATCATGTTAAATTGACTTTAATAATTTCATAGTTAAAATTCTCCTCTTGATAGATTTTTAATCTTTCACGAAGATGACGAAGTGTATAATTTTCTCTTCCAGACTCAGAAGAAATATTATCAGCAATGTCGTATAGTGTTGCTATTTCTTTGCCCTCTCCTTTTCTAAGAACTCTTCCAATACTCTGGAGATTCCTGACACGGGATTTAGAGGGGCTAGCAAAAATAATATTGTGAAGACGCTTGATGTTGATACCAGTGCTAAAAGTTCCGTAGGACGCAATAATAATGGCATCATTTTCTTGTTCAGTAATTTGACGAACTAATTCACGATCTTCTGTATCTGTGGAACCATGGACAAAGAACACTTTGCGATCATGATCTACGTTGCTATTTATGAGTTCATACAAAGGTTCCCCATGCTTCTCCACATAGTTGAAAAGCACTAGAGTATTTCCTTTAATATCTTTTACCAAATTTTTGATGAGATTGTTTCTCTTCTTATTGGTAACAATAAACTCCATCTCTTCATGGTAGTCTTCAAAGTATTGATACTCATGCTTACAGAGTAATACTTTAATTCTAAGATTGGATAGGTATCCTTTCTTGATCAGATCATCAGTCTTAGTTACTTTCTCACAGGATCCAAACAATCCTTCTAGTACCCACTTGTGTGTCTTGCTACCATCAAGTGTTCCTGTGAATCCAAAACGATACTTTGCATTATGTAACTTAGTCATCAGACCAGTCAGTGATTTTGCTTTGAATAGATGTGCCTCGTCTCCAATGACACAATCAATGTCATCAAAATATAGTTTAGGGAACTTGTAAATAGATTGCCAAGTAGAGATAATGATTTGCTTATCCGTGTTCTTATCTTTACCTGAATAAATTTTATGCATGTAATGATCTGCCTTCCAACCATACTCATTGAAGTCCTTCACCATCTGCTCTACAAGTGAAGTGGTTGGAACAATGATTAAGATTTTATTATTTCTTGCGTGGTAGTATCTAACGAGAGAATAAATCATTAAAGATTTACCAGATCCTGTAGGAGACAGAAACAATCCTCTGTTGTTCTTGATTGCTCTGTATACAGTTTGATACTGATAATCTCTTGGTTTGACTGAGGAGATTTTATCCATGAAACCTTTGACGCCAGGAGGAGTTACAAAATCATTCTCCTCAATGACATCACCGTAATATTTGTTTGGTAGATACTCAATCTTGTATGCTTTCTGCTGAGCCCATTCTTGTAACTGATTGAGTAGACCACAATAGATCTCCCCTGTTCCTGGGGAGTATAAACGAATCGTTCCATCCCAGTATTTGTATCTGGGATTTCTCTTTAGGAATTTTGCTTCAGGAACTTCAAACGTAAAGTAGTCTGAGAGTTCCTGATGGACATGAAGATCACCTTTGATTTGAAAGTAAACTTCGTTCTTCTTCTGAATGGTGATTAGTGTCATTACAATCCATTAGTAAATTTCTCCCATTCAATAGCGTTCTTAATAAGATAATTCCTCTGGTTAATCATCTTCATGACGTTATCCAGATAATTGAGCATGACTTCAATAAGTTTTACCTTACCTTCTAAGTTAAGAATATCTTCGTCTGAATCCAAATAAACACGCATTTTTTCTGAAGTCTTAATGCTGGAACCAAATGGTTTCTCGGCATATACTTTTGCGTCTGCTTCACCTCCGTAGTATTCTCTTTTGTCTTTAATTAATTTTCGGATTTCAAACTCTAGCGATACCTTCAACAACGAAAGATCGCTATGATGGTTTAAGTATTTATTGTGCTGGTAAGGAGTCTCTAAAGATAACTTGCTGAGATTCTCTGTGTATTCTTTGTTTCTAACATCAAAGTCAATTTGACTATCTTGATTCCATTCCTCTTTAATTTTATCAAATAATTTAATCAGTTTATCCAGGTTCATAGACTTTAAAATTCTTATCACGGAAACTCATAGTAGCATACTTGAATGATGCCTGTGCTGTAATCACTTCGTTCTCTCCCACTGTAGCATCAAAATTAATTTGAGACAAGCTATATGGAAACATGTATTGGAAGTCTGCTATTAAATTTGGATTCATATTTGATGTATGAATAATTAATCTTGCTGAAGATAATTTTAATGGTGCTGTATCTTCAGACTGACCATTGATACGAATCCAATTAAAAATTTCAGCATAGTTTTCCATATCTTCATCAATAATAAAATTGACTTGAAGATCTCCATACGATACTCCACCACCACCAATGATTGGAAAAGATCTCCACATGGTAGGAACCTCAGTTACAGGAACTGAGATGTCTGGAAAGTTGACAGATTGACAAAAGAAATCAACATTGGGGAATATTTCTAACTCCAGTTGAAATCCTATTGGAGTTAAAAAATTTCTATTTTTAGGTTGTGATTGTGCCCAATTACTCATCGTCTATTCCATATAAACAATTGTAGTCATCCCAATAGTAATCCTCCGTCTCATATATGGGACAAGGTTCTTCAAATAAAATGCCTACTCTGTATTTATTTACCCTGTCCAAGAGGCACAAAAAATCTTTATCTTCCATACTCATCAATCTTATCCAACACGCGGTTCAAATATTCGTGAGCGAGATCTTTTGGATTCATATTCCAGTTTGTAATCTGTCTGAGATACAAATCATTTTTTAACTTTAAAACTTGATGGCGTATCTCGTCTTTAGTTAATTGATTTCTTGGCACGACTTTAATCATTAATAGATATACCTATGTATAAAAAAAGACCCCCCTTGCGGGAGGTCTGTGTTGTTATGTGAATAGACTCACATGAGGTTTGCAATGCGTACTCTTCTGTAGTACTGGTTGACACCTGCGGTGAGATCATCCTGATCAGGAACACCTGCTGTCTTCTCAACGAATGGATTGCTGACCATGCCGTAGCGGGTCTTGAAGGCAATCTTAGGCTGGAAGGTGTTAGGATCAATAGATCTCAGTTGCTGGAGGGGAACATATGGGCAATAGAACAGACCAGCATCATAAGGTGAGGTTCCCTTGTAACCCATTACATAGTAATGAGTATCGGAAACGTTTGCCGAATAAGGATCAATGAAGACCTTAATACGTCCGTTCATGGTTCCTACCATGAGGTTGCCGGTGTCATCTACTTCACCGATTCCAGGACCACCAGCGCCAGTGATACCGCTGCTGTAATCAAGAACACCAGCCATTGCCATTGCAGAAGCAACGTCAGCTGAAGTGATCATGAAGTTACCCTTACCTCTACGTGTTTGCTGAGCAATGGCGTTAGCATCACGCTCCATTTGGAACATGAGACCCTTCCACTTCTCAACTGACCAACGACCATTGGAATCAACGTCAAGGTCAAATACGCCTCTGTTAGCAACGTTGTTCTGAGCACCAGGCTTAGCAACGGTGTAAAC